TGTGAACAGGTCAACACAGGACACCACGCTTTGCAAAGACCGCTCGGCTTTGGGTTCCATGTGTCATTATCGTACGCCGCCTGAAGACGTTGGTGCTTGTATTTCCACTTGTCCCAGCGCACCTCATCGGTCAGGTCAAACTGTGCCTTGGGGAAGGCGTTGGCAATCACGAACAGCAGTCCCGCCTTGACCTTCTTGACTTCGGGGAAGTGCTTGAAGACACACAGGGACATGAGTTCCAGTTGATCAGGGTCGGCGTACTTGGCGCTCTTGCCAGTCTTGTAGTCAATGACTCGTGCCTCACCCTTCTCGCGGTTGATGATCAGCAGGTCGGCGATGCCGCGATACCACACGCGCTCGTCCTTGAAGCCGCACGGTTCCAAGTCGGCAGTGATGCCCATCTCGTACTCGCACAGCTTCTCGCCTTCGATCTGCTTGAGGCTGTCCAGTGCACCCTTGGCGAACTTGAAGTACTCGGGGATCGGGGTGCCGTCCCGCATGTAAAACTCAGCCGCCTCGTGGAAACGTGTTCCGTAAAGCATGGCTTCGCTCTCGGGTTCCACGATGTCTTTGAGCACCCGCAAGTGGAAATACTTTCGGGGGCATTGCTCAAAGAGCTTCATGCTACTGTATGACCATTTCATCTTTTGTTTTCTTTCATCAGGATCAGGGTGTGTTGGAGCAGTTTGGCTTCGGCAGTTATCACGGGTGATAACTCGATTGCCTGATCAAACTTGTTATCCAGTAACAGATTGTGCATGTCTTTGAGCAATCTTTCAATCTTCATCATCGGCTCGGCGTAATCAATCAGTGTCGTCTGCTGGCTCATCTTTGACTCCAAAAATACGTGAGGGTTTGACAGCCTTGAGAATAAACTCAAATGACTCGCCATCGTCCTTGCAGTACATGATGTCGAAGTCGGCCTTGTAGATGTTCCTGAAGTCGGACATAGATGTTTTCCCAACCTGCTCGTACTGCGGCTGCGTCAGGAAGATGAGTTGCTCGGGCTGTAAGATGCGTGTATGACTTGGGTCACCCCACGCCCAGCGGGAATCTTTTGAGGGGCAGGTTGCCAATAGATGTCCACCCGCCTTGAGGATGCGGTAGAACTCGCTGAACTGCTCAAAGAAAAACTTGTAGTCACCCTGCCGACCTAGATGCTCCAGCACCTCGTAGGCGTGTATCTCGTCAAAGAAGTTGTCAGGAAACGGCAGTGGCATGTCCATCAAGTCCCACTCAAGATCGGGCTTGTGCGTGCCGTTGTAGTCAAGCGTTGTCAGGTTCGTCCACTTGTTCGTGCCATCAAGTGTGAGGCGCTTCTCCCAATTCGATCCACACCCAATAAGAAGTTCTTGCTTACTCATGTGTTGAGTTCCTTGAGTTTGGCTTCAGTGTTTTTGATAGCCGCGCCAATGGTCAGCGAGTTACCAAAGATTTCATCCCAATCTTCATCCGTCAGCCCACGCCACGGTTTCTTGTAGTCTTGGATGTCATCATCATCAATCACTCGCATCTTTACAGGCTTGTCACCGTCTCGGTCGTCATACCCCATGCAACCTCGTTCGGCACAGCCCTTGTCAACCAACAACAAGTTGCGTTGTTGTGCTCGTTCAAGTTCTTCAAACGCTTCGTCTTCAGGTTCTTTGATCATTTGCTTCTCCACGATTTGTCGTTTACGCCAACCATTAGCAATCGCCGTATGCTTTTCCATGTCCGCTCTCACAGTTCACAGGTAAGCCACTCGCCCACTCGGGTGTCCACCGCATGCACTCCTCAACGTATGCTTGTGCCTCGGCAACTTCTGCTTCGGGAACAACACATGCAATCGCATCGTGCACTGTCAACACCACCTTGTACTTCTTGCCGATCTTGAGCATCTGCTCTCCGATGATGCACCGTGCAATCGCTTGGCACACGTTCTCGATGACCTTGCCTCCGTAGATACGTGTTCTGCCGTAGCGCGTCTTGTAGGAAAACTCAACACCGTTCTCGGTCTGCTCATACTTCAAGTCGTTGTACCGCATCAGCAACCCGCTCGGTAACTTGACCGCCTTCTCCCACGAGTCCACAGTCAACACACCTGCCTTGCCCAACACACAGTTCTCGGCGCGTGACATAGCGACCAACATGTTCTGGGCCTGCTTCCATAAAGCTGTCACAGCAGGATTTGTTCTACGGTAAATGTCAATGATCCGTCGGGCCTCATCGAGTGAGACTTCAACACCAAACGTCTTGAGTTGTCCTTGGAACTTCACAGCACCCATGCCGTAGCCGCATCCAAGAATTGTGGTCTTACCCACGAACCGCTCGTCCTTCGTGATGTCTGCCTCGGACTTGCCATAGATAGCCGATGCCATCTTCTTGTACACGTCCTCCTTGTTTGCAAACGCTCTCACCAAATCATCTTGTCCTGACAACCACGCCAACACCCGTGCTTCAATCTGTGCAGAGTCAGCGTCAATGATCTCGTAACCCTCGGGCGCGATGATCGCTTTCTTCAACTTGCCAGCGTTGTCACCTCGGCTCGGCAGGTTTTGCAGGTTGATCTTGTCATCCCCACCAAATCTACCTGTGTGTGCGGCGTAGTACTTGATGGGTACCGGGAGCTTGCCACGTGACGCAATACCGATAAACCTCTGTGTACGTGTCTCCTCAAGTGTGGACTTCGTTCCGAGTCGTGCCGCGACCAATGCTTGCACCCTCACATCAGGGTGCTCGGCAAGGGCTTTGAACTCCTCATCGTTCTTGGCAAGTGCCAATGTTTCCTTACCAGTAGTCGGACTAATCTTCTTAGGGGCAGGTACACCCAAGGCTTCCAAGAACATGGCGAACTTCTGATTACTCATCAAATCTTCTTTGTCCATGTTCACTTCAGCCAGCAGCGCGGCCTTGCGTCCCTGAACATCTGATAAGTGCTCTGTGAGTAATACGGTATCCAACTCCAGCACGGGTTCCGTGAACATGCGAACTGTTTGATTGATGATGTGCATCTCCTTCTTCGGGAAACCATCAGCCATCATCTTGTTAAACAGCGCGTAGGTCAGGTTCACATCGTTGATGCAGTAGTCACCGTACTTGGACAACTCCCAATCTTGGAAGTCGGTGCGGCGATAACCCTTAAAGTTGTTTACCTCTGTACCCTTGGCTCCCAGCCCGTACCGCTCCGTAAGTGCGGCAAGAGAACCGCTCACCTCTACACCATGAATGGCTCGTCCCATGCACAGAGTGTCTGCCCAAAACTTCGGTTGGATGTTGAAGTGCTCATTCAGAATGAACCCATCGAACATGGCGTTGTGTGCAAGCGCAATCGAACCAGCCCAGTCGAACGTGTTTAACCACGTGGCAAGTTCTTCGTGTGTGCCACTCGCCCACTGCGTCTCCTCGTTGTCAACCTTCACAGCCACACCGATGACGTGGAACTGTGGGTCACGTACGTACTCCTCAGTCGTCTGCTTTGCAAACCCGATGTCCGCAGAATAAAAAGTTTCAAAGTCAATCGTAATCAGTTTCATCTATTACTCCATTTTTTCCATTTTTCTTTAATGTGCGGAACACTCTCGTGATCAGGCCAAGCGTTAACCAACACGTTGCAACAGCGATCACACAGGCCGTCATGGTTGTGCAGTCCTTCATGGGTGTAGTGCCAACATCGTGGGCATTTGATGTAGTCGGGGTCGTCTCTCAATGACCGAACAACAAAACTTGGTTGCGGACAACTCAATTCTTCATAACGCTCATCAGTCATTCACTCTCTCCTCTCGCCAGTCGGCGATAACGTGCAATGTTGTTTTTTAATGACCGCCACTCAAGCACGTTCTTGGTGACGATCTGTGGCTCGGGAAACTCAGCAAACCAAATCTTGAAGTGCGCCCCGCTTCGTGGCTCACATGCAACCACGTGGAACCCAGCCTTCTCGTACTCCTTGACTTGTTCACGTATTGCTCGTGGGACATTCATGGCTTGTTCTCCAACTCCTTGATCTTCTTGGACAGGATGCCGCGCACTGCGTATATGGCATCGTTGAATCCCTTGCGGTACGCATCATCCAACTCCATCTCCTCGCCCAACTCAAACGTGACGAACTCGGTAAGAAGTTTCGCCGCGCTGACGTGCTCGGCTTTGAGTCTGCCTTGAAACGTAGTAGCCAGTGAATCCATGAACACCATCGCGCTCTGATCTGCGTTGCCCTCAAACTTGAGCATGCCACCGTTGAAGTCCAGCTTGCCGATCTGTACTTGTTTTGGCATGCCGTTCTCATCAACCACACTGTTGTTGAAACAGATGTTGTAGTCAGGCTTGGACTGCGCAATCCGCATATTCATTCTCGGATCGCTCCACCCCTGCACGTATCTCTCGGGCATTGTGTACATCACGTTGTGTGCCGCCTCCAACGATGTTGGATTGACGGTCTTGTTGATGCCTGAGTTCAGTGCTTGCAGGTCAAGTTTCGCCATGATCTCAGCGGCTTTGCGATCTGCCTCTTGCGCATGCTGATCTTCCAACTCCTCGGTCAGACGTGCTACGTCTGCTTGGTATTCTTCATCGTCCATGTAACACCTCTTGAAGTTTTTGCATGTAGTGACGTGCTTTGCCTGAGTCGTTGCTACCGTCCTTCTTGCCTTGGCGCATCGCGTACTTGATCGCGTTGCCTTTGAGGAACCCAATGAACTCCTCACGTGTTAGTACGGCTTCCATCACAGCCCACGGTTGCACGCCCATGTCCTTGTAGTGGTCGCCACCAATTTGCAGGTCGTCTGCTCGGGTGCCGTTAAATCCTTGTTCAATCATCTTGTGCCTCTCGTCTGTTTCACAGTGAATAAAAGTTTCTTTAGAAGGGTGCTTCTTCGCAGTCATCATGTGGTTGGGTCTTCTCCCTTTTTGGGAACCGCTTTGGGTCTAGCCTTGTGAAGGGCCACCATCGCATCAACTCCTCTTGTGTTAATACGTTTGACTCTTTCTTCGGTCGTGAACTTGTGTTCGTTGAAACACAGTCGTCTTCTGTATATGTGGTCATCTCGTGTCCTAGTTTCTTTTACGTCTGAGGGTGCATTGCACACAGGGCACTTCATGCCCCTGCGTCTTTCATGTTGCGCAGAAAGACCGCGAACGATGCAATGGTGTCAGCACCGAACGGCAACTGCTCAATCTGCTTGGCGGCTTCTTCCAGCGCGGCGTTCCAGCCGCACCGATACACACGTTCACCGATGTCATTGACGGCAAACGTGGTGCCAAAGTCATCCGCAAAGTGTTGTTTCATCTTGCCCATGACGCACCCCAAATCAGTCCGACACACAGCCCGAGGGCGCACATCACCTTGGTGTCTTCCCACCACAGCCACGGCTTGCGATGTTCACGTGCCTCTGCCTCCATCTGTTTCATCACAGTCAGGAAAACACGATGTGCTTCCCCTGCGTCCTTCACAACTTCACCCTTGTAGTGCATGCCTTCTTTGTCAAGGCGCAGTATCTCGGTGAACTCATGCGAGGACACTCCGAATGTTACGTGATCGCTCATACGACTCTCTCCCATAAGTTTTTAGGTGCACGATGTGCATTGGTTGATTTCTGAGGCGCGTAGCCGAGGCTTCGCACCCACCCCAACTTCTTTGCTTGCACGGCGATTGCTCCCCATGCGCGTCTGTCGGGCGGCGGCTCCATGCCGAGGTTCTCTGCATACGTGCGAACATCTTCCGTCATAAACGGTTTGTGTCCGTGGTGCAGTAAGTACATCTTGAAGTGTGTCAGGGCTTCTTTGCTCCAATCGGGTACCACACGGTCGGCGTGTGCCGCCGCCGTGTTCATACCGTCAACGGCTAAGTCCCAACCGTCAGGTTTCGTCTCGCTCATTTCCTCACTCCTTTGAAGTCAACTTCTTCTGAGTAGTAGCCGTTGCTCTCGCCCAGCCACCGTACGTCCACCCACCCCTTGATGGTTGCGAACTTGTAGAACGTCCATGTGAACGAGTCTTCGGGCTTCTCCAAACCCATGCCTTCGGGCATCGTGTCTTCGTAACGCGCCACCTCAACAATGTCGAGGGGCTTACCCACCAAGTCGTTCAGGTCACCTACAACATCTTCCACCTGCACACACTCACAGCAGTCGTCTTCGTGGTAGAACGTGAATATGAACTCATCGTTCTCAAAGATCATCTCGCTCTTGTCGTCAGTGATGTACACCTTGGTGAACGTCTGCCCCTTCATGTCCTCGATGGTGAACCGCTCCTCTGCGCGAACAGCCTTCGCAACTTCTGCCAGCTTCGGCGCGACCAATGTCACAAGAGACTTGCCCCACTGTGCGGCGGGGTTGTGTTGGCTCCACTGAACTTGTTGGGGTGTGTTCTGCATCAAGAACATTTTTCCGCCCTCGAACTTAACCATCCCCAGCTTCTGCGCTATCTCGAATTGCGCTCGTGTCAGTTGTACTTTGCTCATCTTCATCTCCACTTGTTTCGTCTTGGATCATCTCCATCAGCATGATGGTGTCGGCAAGATCACACCGACCCACATCACCTTTGTAGGGGTACACCTCCCAATAGGGTTCGGGGACGTTCAGGTCTTCACCCCAAAACCCCAGCGAGTTGCGTGAGTCCATGTAAATAGACTTCAACACGCCACTCGGCAGAATCACCTGAAAACGTACGACAGCATCACCGAATGGAGGGATGATCCGCACTTGCCAGTCGCTGTGAAAGTACAGCCACGGAATACGGACGCTCTCCCCCTTCCAGTCTTGCTTGTTCTCGATGTCGTAACGCTTCAGCTTTTCTTCAAGTTCATCGTTCACGACAACCATGCGCGTACGGTGTTCTTCACACGTTGAAAGAACGATGGTTGTTCGATCACTACATGTGCTGGCGCGAGGGCAGGTGAGTGCGATGCGTTGGTATGAAAGCCGTAGCGTTCTTCACGTGGGGGGATTGTCAGGATGGGCGCTTGCATAGCTGGGGCGACCCGCGCTTCGTGCTCGTTGGCGACTTCCTGTATACCACCGGAAACTGGTATCTTCTTTTCAGCCACAGCGGGTAGACCGCCAGCCTCTGCCTTCATCTTGCTACGCACCACGTACACGTAGGGCATGGGCGCACCTGTCTTCGCACCAATCTCTTTGGGCGTGAGTTTGCCTTGCTCAAACAGCTTGCGGATTTGCGCCGCCTTGGATGGCTTGTTTGGTTTGCGGGTCTTCTTGGTTGCAGTCTTCTCAGTCATTTCATTCTCCAGTTTGAGTTATCACGCTTGATAACTCCGTTTCAAATACGTCCACGTTCTCATCATTGACAACGAGGGCGATCCCACCAGCCTGTGATAGCTGACGTAGATTCTTTTCTTGAAGGGGTGTGGTCGTGTTCTTACCTGCCTTGCACTCGATCCCAATGAACCGTCCGTGCAGACACACAAGAAAGTCAGGTGCACCACTGTTGCCATAACCCCCTGTTACGGGCATGACGTAGTAGGCACCCAACTTATCTAACACCTTACGAACCTTCGCTTTGACTCGGCGCTCGGGTGTCATTGCCATCATCTTCTCCTTCATCAGGGTACAGCCAAAAGGTACCCTTCGATATACGTCTACCCAACCCCTTGATTTCATCGTTGACCTGCGAGGGGTCAAAGATCATCAGCGTTGCAATCTTGCGTTGCATCCATTCGGGTAGCGCATCTGCTGAATCATAGGTATCTTCCACGTCTTTGGCAAGACCCCATGAACTCACACTTACCCTACCATCCGTCTGCACTTGCACACGGTAGGTGCGGGTCGCCATTGCTACAAACATCTTCTTGGCAAACGCTGGGTCTACCGAGATTTGTCTGTGCAATTTAGATAGGTCTGACATTGCTATAAAAATCTTCTTCTCCTGTGGTGTAAGGCGCGAACGAATCCGCTCCAGTTGTGATTCACTCGGTGCCATCTTGCTACTGTGAGGTAGCATGGCACCCAGCGCCCCGATCTGCGCAAGCGCGTTCTTCTCCTCAGTCATTTGGTTTCTCCTGTTTGTTGTGGCACTTCACGCAGATACTTCCCCATGCGGGGCCACCGTATCCTGAGATAGGTGCCTCACACTCCCTGCACATAATGAAGGCGGCGGTGTACACGTACCCCTTCTTTGGTGGATGGATGGGGCTTCCATCTTTCCGATACCCCAATACTTCTTCTGTCATGTTCTCTCCAACCAAAAGGACTTCTCGGATGTGCGTATGCCCACGCCCTGCATGTACTGTCCAAGTTGTGCCATCGACAAGACCGCGACCTTACCTTGGATGTCCTCGGGTACGTCTGCCACAGGCATACTTGTTGCTGGGCAATGATCCACGTTGCGATACTTCTGGGCATCTGTCGCTTCCACGATGTCCACCCACTGCTCGTCACCTACCATACGAACATACACGTAGTAGCCATGCACAGGTTTGTTGCGCACTTCATCCCACTCAGCCTCGGCTTTGAGGAACCCCGCCGCCGCACGTTGGAACTCATCGGTCACGAACATGGTGTTCTGCGCAATCAGGTTACGCATCTCACGCATCAGGATGTTTCTGTCTGTCAGCGGACTGATCAGGCTCGACACACCACTGCGCACGTTGTTACGCACGGACTCGATGTGATCCTTGAAGTCATTCAGGGATATGTTTGCCATCTCCTTGGGGGAGTAGGGCACCAGCTTACTCAGCGCGAGACGCACAGCCTTCTTGTGGTCAGTCACAAATGACATGTGGTACTGCTCACGATGGTCGGCAAACTTCTCGTTCTGTATCTTGCGACTGTGGATCATGTAGCTGGACTTCTCCGCATCCTTGATGCCGTACTTTTTACCGAACCCGATAACACCCACCACGTAGTCAGACCCCTCGATGTACACAGTGACATCTGTATAGAACTTCTTGACTGAGTTGTCCTCCTCCTTCATCACCTGCATGATCTTGTTGTCACCACGTGTTGCATGGAACCGGAACCCATGATACGAACGGCGCAACTCGGTACCCAAGTCGTACACCTCACGGCGCACAGGTATGCCGTCCAGTTTGAAAGGCCAGTCGGCAGACTGCGGGTCGTTGTGCAGATCGCGCTCTGTGGGCTTACCCAATGTGCTTACCAATACATGTTTCATTTCATTTCTCCTGTTGTGTAAATGCACGAAGTGCGAATTGTTTAACTTGGTCAGCACGGACGCACAGTACGTCCGAGTCGTTCCACATCGTCAGGTACCCTGTGTCCCGCATCTCCTTGAGAAGATGTTTGATGATGTTGGGTGAGGCTTTCATCATGAACGTCTGACTTGTGCCATCCGTCAACACGATCTCAGCCATTGAGTACTGTGGCTTCTCGTCCATCTGTACCCGCCGCTGACCCTGCACCACACCTGTGCCGTAGATGAGCGCATCATGGAGCGCATCATCAAACTGTTTACCCTTCTCACGCATCATCTCGTCAATGAGGCGTTGGTCGTACTGCTTACTCGTGATTGCCATGTTGTCACTCCTTGTTTACCCACTGCGAACAGTAGTAGTCTTTGTCGGTGTAGATAGGTGTGTACGAATCTTGGGTCGGGTGCGGGTTGAACTTGCACAGACGTAACTCCAGTCGGTTGCGCACCATGTTGCTGTTCACCCCTGCCACACACGCATACACACGGATGCGGTAGTCTTGCCAGTAGCCGCAGTTCTCACATGTTGTTTTCATTTCATTCTCCAGTTGGTGTTATCACGCTTGATAACTTGTTTACATTGACGATGATTCGATGTGCACTGCCTTGCCGTTGTCGGGCTTGGCGTACTTATTGTCGAGCACACACCACAACACAGGTACGTGCCACACACCCCATGACCCACCTAAGTAGCCATCGGTCAGGATGATCGCGGCTTGCGGCTTGATCTGTTTCTCACGCAGATACTCGGGCACACACTCCACCATCGTGCCGCCACCACCCGCAGGTTTCGTGGACTTCACGATGTCATCCAGTTGGTCTTGTCCGTAGTACTCGGCACGGCATACCTCCGTGTCCCAATACAGCAGACGCACAGCTTGTGGCTTGACAGCCTTGGCAATCGCAGTCACCTCACCGAGGAACTGTGCCAACTCCCGCCCACCAATCGAGCCGCTAGTATCTATGGCAATGACCAATTCACCTACGGTTTCGGATACGCCCGAGGGCAGATACAAACCCGCGCTGACATACCTACGGTTAGGACGCCGCCACGTTGAGTAGTCATTACCTGCACAAGTTGTTGACACGAACTCACGCAAGACTTCACGCCAGTCGATCTTGGACTGCAAGACATCATCGAGCAGACGTGCACCACCCGACCCCATCTTGCCAGCGATGAGCGCACCTTGACGCACGGCTTCATCAATCGCACGTTCAAGTTCTTTCTTCTCGTCAGGGGACAACTCGTCCGCGCCTTCCCAATCGTGCTGATCCATCGTCTCGCCATCGGCATCACCGTCACCCGCCTCACCCGAACCTTGACCCGAGCCTTTGCCCTTGCCTTGTCCGTCATCGTCAGGCAGTAACGCATACACCTGTGCGCTGTCCATGCCACGGTATTGCTCGTCAAGCACACCCACCTTGGGCATGCTGATGAACCCGCGATCCGTCTCCTTGTCGAAGTCAACAAGTTTCAGGTTGATCACATAGTCACACGCGAGGTTTGCCTTGCGTCTGTTCTGCTCGTACAGGTGCAGGTACGTGGTCAGATGTTTGTACAACACGTGATACGACTCGTGCAGGATGAGGAAGCGAAGCTCGGCATCGGTCAACTCAGCCACGAACTCACGCGCATACCATGCGTTCACGCCGTTGGTCATTGCCGTGCGACAGCCCATCTCGCCAGTCTTCACGATCTTGTGGTCACCCATCATCAGGATACCTGCGAGGGCGATGTAGTTCTGATTACCGATGATGTCAGCAACAGCCTTGGTCAGGCGTTGCTCCTCGGTCAGTGTCTTACCAATCATTAACATGTTAAATCTCCTTCATCAGTTACTTCATCAACCACGACACGGATGCACCGTGCACCCTCAAATATCTCGACCACCTCGTAGGCGACACCCGCCTCGTCAAGTAAGTCATACAGTTCTTGTGCAGTCATGTATTTCTCCAGTTGTAGTTATCACACGTGATAACTTATTTCTTGTCAGCGGCAAACACGTAGTTGTTAGCCATACACCATGCGGTGAACTTCTTGTTAGTCACCACCTCGGTCTGCTTGTTGTACGTGGGTCGGCGTACCTGCATGGCGAACATAGTCTGTGCCTCTTTGTCAAGACGTGACAAGTACTCCATCCACGCATCCATCCACGACTTGTCGATAGTCTGCAACGTGCGGTGCACCACCATACAAACAGC